AAAATTCTCCTTAACATAGCGATTAATGGGGGGGTGTATATAGAAAAATATTTTTATTTTCTTTTCACAATCACTTTAACTTAATAGCAAGCCATACTAATAGCCATAGCAATACGAACACTGGGTTGATAGCCAACAACAATAACAACAATGCTATACGTGGACTGATGAACAACATAATAATAAATAATAATATAATCATTTGCTTCTCCCTTATCGTATAGAGCAGTAGGGACTCGAACCCTACACCATATTACTCTAACAGCTGTCTTGTATAGTTGCACCAAGCTTAGCACTTCGTCTATGGACTATACACCACTAACACAACAAAGGGAGTCGCACCCTCATCTTCTCTTTGCAGAGCTGTAATACTATTATACTATGCTGTGTTATTATATGCTTTCAGCTTATGTTACCTACGACATATAATAAAATAAAGGAGAACACGAACAGCAGGAATCGAACCCACGTTTACAGGTTTGGAATCTGTAGCATTACCACTATACTATGCTCGCAATATGCAAAGGGCTGTTAGTTTCTAGTACTCATTTAACTAAGGCATTCCCGTCACCTTGCACCCTATGCTTGGCTGTTAACTCTATAACATTTAAGTACCGTCAATCAGCACACCACGTTTAATATTCCAGCTACTACCAATAAGATAGATGTAAACACACTCAATGCAATAGCTAGATAGTCATGGCGATAATACCACTCCTTAAAGTTGGTAACTGAACCCACACCATATAAAATACCAAGAATAATCAAGGCAATATTAATTACAATCATTTACTTATCCTGACTTTCTACATAGAGTAAGATACAAAAGGCGTCAGCTTGGTCATCATTGATATCATCATCAGGTACTATGTTATAGCTCTTGAGTATCTCAATACTTTGTTCTTTTCTTGCTTTGCTTTTACCTTTAATAAGATGATAACCGCACCATTTAGAATTTGGTATATCAACATACCCAATGTTATGACGGTTACGCATGACTCCTAAGAATGAACCGTTAGCTCTAATCAATGAGATGTTACCCTTAGACTTGAACGTGATGATAGGTTCTTCAATATAAATAAAACAATCAAATAAGTTATAATGCTCAATGACTTCTGTTATCCCGTCAGCAATTAGTTTTGCACGTTCCAAAGGGTCTTTGCTTTTACCACCAGCTATTGAACCAACTACATACTCACTTGTTAAAGGGTTACGAAACGCATAACCAGTATTAGATGTACTGAAGTCAATTGCTAAGGCTTTGCTCATAAATCAGAACTCAATTCAATATAAAGTTCTTTGCTTAGTTCGCCAATATCAAATAAGTGTTTAACATAATGTTCGTATTCAATCGGAGTCAATACTTCTTTTTGTGCTAAAATATGCTCTTTGTTCATTTCTTTATTCTCCCTTAAAAATTAAAGCTGTATCAAGATTAATCAAACCACATTCAACAGCATTAAGTAAGAACTCGTTAAAGTCAACTTTTGACAATGTTTCTTGCTTAAATAATAGCTGTTCTTCTGTCATTTGCTTTCCTCTCTTAACTTCTTTATATAGTATAACATATCCACTTTTTGGAGTAGTGTTATCCTCTGTTATGTAAGATATGATTGACTTTGTAGGCATTCTATGTTATACTCTTTATAGGAGGTAACTATGGCTAGAGATAAATATTTGATGTACTTACGACAGCAGGAATACAAGAAACGTATTAAACTTAAAGTAGCTAATACAAGAGCTAGAATGAACAGAGAGTATATGAATCAGCCAGAAGTAGATAAGGAAACATTAGAACTATGGAACAATCAGCCAGCAATACATTTTGATTTAGGAGAAAATAAATAAATTATATTAAAAAAAGAAATTAGCGCCTTAGCGCTTTTGTTTTACGCTTAACCGCAATTTGACTAGAAGTGGCAGAAATTAAGCTCATTGAGTGTCCTGTTTGTAAAGTATGGTATCAGTAAGCACAATGTCTTTATTGTTTGTAAGATTTCTAAAGGAATTCCGGAGTGTTTGATAAACATTTTATCTTGTACTGGAATTGTAATTAAATTTTCGGTATCAGCACCTATTGGTAAAGAAAACGAAACAAATGCTTATAAACCGCGTAGTTATCAACAAAATAGGGATAAAAAACTTAGTAAATGTCTTGAATATTAAAAAATGCAATATGGTATAATAGAAGTGTAGAAAAAAAGGAGCTACAAACTAATGGAAGATAAAGAATTTTTGATTAAAAAAGTAGAATTATTAGAATCAGCAGTAAAACAAATGGCAGTAATTCAATACGAGCTAAGCAAAAAGCTAGGAGAATTAGAGGGAACAGAATATTTTACATAACATATGATAACTCAAAGTGTAAAATGTGATATGTTAAAATATAAGTATCTAATATTTGACAAGCGAAAATGTCTATGTTATTATTATCTATGTAATTGAATAGTTAGTTGCTGAATGACTTGTGACTAATGTAAATAGAGAATTCAATATTGAATAAAGTTGAACATATCGAAAGTCATTCATAATCTTACGCTTGAGGGTCAGGATAGTTGCTTAAAACCTAGACTCAATTGAAAATGTGATTACTTTACAAATAGCCTAGAGCGTAGCATGAAATAAAAGATTATGAGTTCCATAAGTGTCGTGAACAGAAACACTTCGTGACGCGTAGAAGTCTGACAGAGTTATTTATAGAAAAGTTTTGAAATTAAGTAGTCTTTTCTTTTAACTTGCTGGGATTATACGACACGATAAGGGCATAAGGGCTATGCAAAAAAGTAGCACATAATAGATTTAATGTTTGACAAAGGAGAACATATGAAAAACAAATAACAGTGATTTATGATGATGAAAACGGAGAAAATAGATGTTTCATTTAAGGCTTGACTTTTCAAGTCTTTTTTGATATTATATACTAAAGGAGAAATAAATGACTAGCCTATTTGATAAAGTACAGACAGCTAAGCACTTAAAAGAGCGTGAAGACTTAATAAATTTAAAAGATGACTGGCTTATTGATACTTTAATGCCAAGTTCACAAGCTGGAATACTTGTAGCACCGTTTAAGTCTTTTAAAAGCTCTCTAGCAATGCACATGGCTTTGATGGTATCGCAAGGGTTACCTTTTTTTGGTTATGATACAAAGCGGAGCAAGACACTATACATCGACAATGAGGACACGGACAGAGAACTAAACAAAAGGCTTAGAAATAAAGACACTGCACCAGAAGACTTGCATTTCTTAACAGGTGGCGAGTTTATGCTTGATGATTCGCACCACATGAATTTATTGTATGAGTACATCAAAGAAAATGATATCAAGTTCGTTATTTTAGACAACCTTATGACAATGCTAAGAAATGGCGATATTATCTACGGTAAAGACTTTGAACCAATGCTTAGAAGAATTACACGCTTGAAGTTGCTCTTTCAAGATGTAACATTTTTACTGGTGGCTCATGCAAATAAATCAGCTTATGCAAACTCAATGGACGATAAAGCCTATATGGTAAAGCCTAGTGACGCCTTAGGTGGTTCTACTCTTACAGCTTGGGCGGAGTTTATGTTGATGTTAAGCCCTAAACGTGGAAAGCATAACGACTTCTCTAAGTTATCAGTAAAAGCGCGTGGATATCAGTTTGATGATGATTTGAATTTTTCTTATGTTGATTCAGTATTTACTTGTGTCAATAAATCAAAAAAAGAGCCTGATAGCGAACTAGTGAAAAAAGTAAAGGCTGAAACTCCGTTAGAGACGACTAAGGAATCAGCACAGGCTTTTTTAGACTTAGCTAAAGAACAAGGAAAAGTAACAGAAAATGAGTGACAAAAAATACGTTGTTTATTACCATGAAAAAGTAAATGAATACTTCTATGACTATTATTCAAGGTTTAACATGAATGAACAATATTCAAAACCTGTTTTATATAGTGATGAATTTGAATTAATAGAGAGAGCAAAAAATGAACTCAATGAACGACTACAAGAACAAAGCTATTAATTTACACGCTGAAGTGCATGGCTGGCTATATCGTGCATTAGAAGAAATGATAAAAGCAGAATGGTACAATGATGAACTTTTCAAAGTATGGCTTGGTCGTGCTGAATTTCTAGTCAGACAGTCAAAGAAATTGTATACAGCTTGCGAAGACGATTATTCTAAACGTGCATTGATTAGGGCTTTGCAATTAAAAGTAGAAATAAATGAAAAAATATCATCTAATACTTGATAATAGTAAATAATTTTGGTATAATTGTATATATAGAAATAAAGGAGAACTAACTAAATGAAATCAACGAGGTCGAAGCCAATAAATTATGATAACATCTTTTGAATCACTAGCTGAAAGGCGGTTGATAACTCTTAATTATCACAAAAAGGATAGTCAGCAGTATATCAACAGCTTAAATTATTTTGAATATGCTAGAATGTACTTCGAGAAAAATGGCTTTCCTGATGATAACAGGCGAGTTTATCAAAGTGGCAAGCGAAAAGGTCAAAAAGTTGGCTGGTCTGACAAAGAGGAAAAACAGCAAAAAGAAGATATTAGAGAGTTCATTTATGGAAAGCAATTACAAAAGTTTAAAAGCAAGAGAAAAAGCTAGTAAACATTATGCTAGAGGCGTCAGGAAGCTATCTAAAGAGCTTGAAGAGATGAATGTGACAAAGTATAGGGCAGAACCTAACGAGTGCTTATATGGCTTAATAAATGACTTGTGGAACTACTGGGACGAAGGTTGGATCCTGCCTATGCTTAAATATAATATCGAAATTACAAGGCAAGGCGATGTATTCACTGTGGAAAGGGGAGAAAATGAGCGAAGTTGAAACTTTTGTTAAAATTGAGGGTTTTGAAAAATATGAAGTATCTAATCTAGGCAAAGTTAGAAATATAAAAAGCAGTATAGTGCTTAAACCTTGGATTACTAAAGATGGATATTTAAGGCATTGCTTATATAAACATAATAAAAGGAAAAATCTGCTCCTGCACAGAATTATAGCAACTGCTTTTATAGACAACCCTGGAAAAAAGCCTCAAGTTAATCACATTGATGAAAATAAGTTAAATAACGATTTAAGTAATCTCGAATGGTGCACTGTAAGAGAAAACGCCATACATGGCACTAGAGTGAAAAGGGTTGCTGAAAAACTCTCCCAAAAAGTTATTCAATTAGACTTGAATGATAATATATTAAATGTATTTAAATCAATGAGACAAGCAGAACGAGAAACAGGGATTGATGCAACTAGTATAAGTGCATGTTGCAATGGAAAAAGAAAAAGTGCGGGTGGATATAAGTGGAGGAGAAAATGAGCGTATACGAAAAATTAAGTATCATTAATGTTAATGATAAAAAGAGTAAAAAGAATAATCTTGACTATCTGAGTTGGGCATTTGCTTGGGCAGAAGTAAAAAAAGTATATCCTGAAGCCAACAGTAAAGTTTATGAAAATGAACAAGGGTTAAATTATCACACAGACGGTCACACAGCTTGGGTTAAGGTTGGTATGACTATTGAGGGCTTAGAACACATTGAGTATCTACCCGTGATGGACTATCGTAACCAATCTATCCCAGTTGAAAAAATTACTTCAATGGACGTAAATAAAGCCATTCAACGCGGACTAGTTAAAGCAATTGCTCGTCATGGTTTAGGACTATATATCTACGCAAACGAAGACCTACCCGACTTGACAGAAGAGCAGAAAGAACTTGAAGCAGAAAAGCAACGACTTCGTGAGATCCAGCCAGCACTAAAACGAGCTGAAGAACTTGGATATCCTAATATGGAACTACTTAAAACAAAGACAAAAAAAGAAATCTTTGATATCATGACAATTTGGAAAGCAACAGAGGGAAAATAATAAATGGCAATCATTACAGTTACAGCACAAGCGAACGAAAAAAATACACGTACAGTAAGCACAGCAAAAGGCGACAAGAAAATTATTTCTGTTCCATTGTTTGAAAAAGAAAAGGGATCTAATGTAAAAGTCGCGTACGGTTCGGCGTTCTTGCCTGACTTCATTCAATTAGGAGACACCGTAACGGTCAGTGGACGTGTACAAGCTAAGGAATCAGGCGAATACGTAAATTATAACTTTGTTTTTCCTACTGTTGAAAAAGTGTTTATACCTAATGATAACAATAGTCAATCACAAGCTAAACAGGACTTATTTGGTGGTTCTGAACCGATTGAAGTAAATACGGAAGATCTTCCTTTTTGATAGAAAGTCGGCTTCATGTACACAGCAGAAGAAAAAGAGAAAATTATCGACATCGTGGATAAGATGAGCTTACTAAGACAAGACTTTGATGGAGCTTTCGCTTGGATCAAGGAAAACGTATCAATGCCATTTGACTTTGACGAAGAACAGCAATTTATATCAGACTTGAAGCATTTAGTGAAAATTAACGCTTTGAAGTTTGGTAAAATATATGAAGGAGTATTAAATTGACAACATTAAGAGAGCTACACAAAAAACTTAAAATCAAACAAACGCTTGACAACTACGTACGAAACACAAATAAAAAATACAAGTATAATCTTGTAGCTGATGAAATTCTTGGTGAGGGACTGGCTAAACTGATTGAGCTTAATACACAGGGCAAACTTGGAAGACATGCACAGCAGATTGCTTACATTAACCATAATTTGAGTTTACAGCGACAAAAGGAGCAACTGGAACAAGCTAACGAACGACTTGCTAAACGTGCTGAGAAGGCCCAAAAATTGCTTGATACGGAACTTCTAAAAGATAGCTACATCGAAACACTTGAAATGTTTAGTAAATTCAATTCAGCAAAACAATATAATATGTGGGACGACCCAGAAACTCCAACTAAAGTGATTGAGTTCATGGAAAAGAACGGAGTTAAACAAGGGAAATGGCTACGTCCTGAAGGAGTCGACGCTTGGTTCAAAGAACGAATCATCTGGTTCAAGAATAAATTGAAAGAGGCTTAAATGGTTGAAAAGTTTATATTGCACCCTATTGAAAAAGAACCAATAATTGAAAAAGAACTAAGAGAAAAAATGGAAGCATTTGACGGAAGTATAGAAAGTTATATAATTGCTGGTAAATGGCTTCAAAAAAATGGATACAGAGTGCTAAGTGAACTTTATTGGCTTCCCCATATTTATAAAAAGTAAACAATAATATCATATAAAACTTTAGGCTTGACGGCTTAGAGTTTTTTTGATATAATGATTTCAATAAATGAAAGAGGTAATAACAATGGAATTAGTAGAATGCCAAACCTGTGGCGCTCACTCAATGACTAATGGTAAATGTGATTATTGCGGTAATCAATATGAAGTAAATGAAGACAAAATATTTTACGGTAATTCAACAGAAGATGATTCATCATTAGATGAGGATATAACTTTTCAAGAAACTCCTGCTGGTAAACTAATACTTAAAATCATGATCTACACTTTAGTTTCTATTGTTTGGTTTGCTGTAACTGTATTTATCCCACCGCTGTTTATAATAACAATTATTTTATTAGTGGTCTATAGCACTTTTCGCTTGATAATTAAAAGAAGATAGCTTATAATAGTATATAGAATAAGGAGAAATAAATGAGTATTGAATCAGTAGTTGGTAAAATTATTATAATAGCATTAGTTGGAATTGGACTATATGCTTTTTTTACATTAGTTGACCTGATTAAAACGAAAGGAAGAAAATAGATGAGTAAATACTTTAACGACAAAAGATATTGCCACTGCTTCGATATTCCAACGAGTGACGGCTTAGGAGTTTGCAAAGATTGTAGAGGATACACAAATATCTGTTATAGTTGCAGTCGCTGTTTGTATTGCTGGTTTACATCACAGGTTGAACTGTTTACCGAATATGATGAACCTAAGTTGCTGGAGCTTATAGAAAACTGGAATAAATTTTACCAAATTAGAAAGACAAGGAATCTTAATGCTTAGTTTAGACGAGAAGAAAATCAGAAAAGGTAAACCAATCGGACTGCCATACCAAGGAAGTAAGAAAAAGATAAGCAAGAAAATAGTTGAAATTATTTATGGTTAAGGGGAGTTAATGTTTGACAAAGTAAAATCAATTTGATAGAATGTAATTATGAAAGAGGTGAAGAGATGACGACTGAAGAAATAGTGCAAAACTATCAAGTGAAATTGTTAAAGATTATATTTAAAGAGATTGATAGCCTGATGAAGAAAAAAGAAAAGGCTGATATCAACGCACAAAAACTTGCTGAAAATGGGAATACAGTTAGAACATCAGCGCATTGGAAGTCATTAGGGAATGCAGAATTTTACATTAAAGAGATGTATGAAAAGTTTGACTCTTTAGCTGAAATTGATAGGCTATTCCATTGGTCAAGTCGTTTACATCAAGAACAGTTGCAATTTGTCAGTAAATACCCTAAAGTAATGGAAAAATACAGACAATCAAATTAAGGAGAACAAAATGAAAGATACAGTAAAAACTTTAATGATAGTTGCAGGTGTCGGCTTTACACTTATCGCTATTGTATGGCTGGCTATGATTGCAATTTTGAGTATTACATGGCTTGGAGGAATCATCTAATGAATTACGGTACAAATAAGCACTATGCCAATGAATATGGCGTGGAACTTAACGAATACTTGAAACATAATTTTAACTATGAAGAGCTTGTGGGCTGGTATACAATGCAGGTATTGAAGTATCTAGTAAGAGCAGGCAAGAAAGAGGGTGAAAGCTACGACAAAGACTATAAAAAAGCCTTAGACTATGCCAAAGAACTAGCTAACTTAAGTAACGAGAATGAGCTTACAGAGTACACTACTGACGATATTATGGGCTTTATACAAGAACTAGCTGATGATTTTGAACGCTGGGAAGGAATAAAATAATTAAAAATAGTTTATGCTTGACAGTATGAACTTTTTTTGATATAATCAATACATAGAGTTAAGAAAGAGAGAAAAACAATGAACGCACAATTAGAACGAGTATTAGAATCAACAATAGGTTTCCACGGTTATTATATATACAATAATATTGACATTGTTGAGAAACTATTAAACAAAGAAATTGATATCAAAGGAGTTAAAAAAGTGATAGCAGAACTTGAATGTCATAGTGAAGAATATAGTGATTTAACTTTAAAAGTATATGAATTAATAGGAAACGTCAGAGGATTCCACGAAGAATGTTATATACATCAATTAATTAAAAAAATTAAAGTTAATGTTTGACAGCATTGGCTTTTTTTTGATACAATTAGTTGTATAGAAATTAAGGAGATACAAATGGAAAAATACAATGTTAAATTAATGAACAACAAAAAAGGATATTTAAACTCTTTTAAAAACGAGCTAGGGGATAAGTTCCTCTTCCTAGGGTTTAAAGAAGAAAGAAATAACTTTAAATCAGAGTTTACAAAAGAAGAGATAAAAGCGATTGATGAAAGATACTTGGAATTTATTGAAGAGGTCTAAAGTTAATTCTTGACAAATATAAAGTATTTTGATAATATTGTTTTATAGAAAGGAGGTTAAATAGTGGCAATACAAAAAGCTATAAAGGTCGTAGCTTATAACCCTACAACGGAAGAAGAACTACACTTTAGTTGTAAGGCTCAATGTGCTAAGCATTTCGGGCTTAAAGCTAATACAGTCATCAGGTGGCTTGACAACGGTATGCCTGTAATTGAACTGCTGACAGACCTAGATAGAAACCAAGTGGAAATTGAAAAACAAAGTAAACTAAATGGCTTTGAATTATTTACGATTAAGGAGTGGTTAGATTATGTGTAAGAAACGCAAATACACAAAAATGGGCGCTTTATATTCAATAGTGAATGCCCAACATAACAAAAAGAAATCTGGCAAAGTGCCAGTTAGAGCTTATCACTGTAAGTGGTGTAATTTATATCATTTATCAAGTCAGCAAAGACTAAACATAAAGACAGGAGTAATTGGATAATGAAAGATGAATTTACATACTACATAGTATCTTGGATATTGGAAAAAGAAATTAAATCACGTAAGTTTTATGATAAAAAAGAGGCTTTAAAATGGAATGAATTGCTTCCAGAAGAACAAAGATATGAAGTTAAAAAGCATACAGAAATAATTGAGGTTATAGCATAATGACAAACGAAGAATTATATGAAAGAATCACTAGCGTACTAAAAGAGCAATGTATCGGAATGAATCAACTTGAGTTAAAAATTAAAGATGAGACAGGTACATGGCCTAAGTTACATACAACTAAATCACGCTTGAGTTTACCACATACCGTAGCATTCCCTTATCTTACTATGTTTTTCAATGATGATGAAATGCACGAGCTTACGCTTAAAAAAATGGATAGTGCAGGTTCTGGAGGAAAGGTTTTGGACTTATTAGATGAGTTATTGGCTAGCTTAAAGCCAAGCAAAGAATATCTATATAAGCAGCGATTGAAGCGTAAAATGCAAAGGGAGGCAATGAGATAATATTACACGAATACACAAGTAAAATAAATAGGTCAAAATATCCACGATCAACAGCACGAAAGATTGCCAATGACTTGAATAATAAAGACCCTTTCAATAATTATCTAATAATATTTGAGCTTGGTTCTAAAAGGTATATTATTGAAAAATTTGAAATTAAAGGAATGAATAGATGAAGCGTTACTATATAGAAGAAGAAGACGGCAAAGAGATTAAGCGAAAACTAACAACTTTTGCTAACGATGACTTAACACAGCTTTCAGATGATGAACTAGAAACATTATATTATGAATCATCTGCTCAATTTTTAGCTAAAGCAATGCACTTTATGAAGATTGAGAACGAGCTATTTTCAAGAAATAGTGTAACCGTAAGTGATGAAATTCTAATAAATGCTGGCAATAATATTATTGAAGCTATTAATCAGGTAAGCAATTAAAGCATAGAAAAGAACCTTACAATGAAAAAGAAGTGAAGAAAATTAAATATAAAGAAATATAAAAACAGCTATAAAGCTGTCTTTTTTTATTTTGAAGTGTTAGCTTTTCCAAACTCATCATCTAATTCTTTTTGATAAACTACATCTGTAATATCTGCCGTCTTTTGGAACGTCTTAAGTAAGCGTGTTGTTTTAATCCATCGAATAGTTACGCCGTCCGAAACATAAGCACGTTTAGTATCAACAGTATTAAATAAAATCATTTTCTTTTTTCCTTTTCCTTTGTTTGAGGCATTGCCATTAGATTGCCCTGTAAGACGTTTATTAAGTTCTGCGATAAAGTATGAGCGACAACTCTCTACCGTGCCACCGTGAGCTTCTACGGAACGTCTAGGGCAACTTGTGCTTGATAGTTCTTGATGTAACTTCACGGTATCATGATTAGGAGTTAGCCCCCATTGTTTCATGTACTTAGCTACGTCATCTAGTACCGCTTGCTCATTTCTCAAAAACTGGGGTAAATCTCCCTCTGATTGGCACACTTCCCAACTTGCATAATTTGCATTGCCGTATGAGTTAGCACAATGCCATGCCATATTTGAGAAGTCAGAAGCCTGTAATCGTCCGTCAGAAGCAATATAGACATGAGCAAAGCCATTTTCAGGGTCGTGATTAGGTAGCCAACCATTATAAAAACTAGTTTTAGCACCGTTTGAACCAGCGTCATTATGAATTACAACCCCAGTAGGGTTATAACCACGTACACCAGCATTAGTTATATTCATTCTTTTTTATCCTCCGTTTATTCTTCTTCTGCTTCTGGAATACTTACACCATTCTTTTTAATGAGTTTAACCAAACCGTCGAACATAGGACTGATTTTTGCGATTAAATAAATAAACTGTCCTACAAAGTATAACAAAGCTACATTAATCACAGTTTGGGCAATATCAGAAGTTGAGGGAGTTTGAGTGAAGTAAAATACTGCATATAAAACCCACAGTGAGAATATTACTGTCAAATCAATTACGAGTCTACGTTTGAAAGGTGGGTTCATTGCTTCTCTATCTTTGACCCACGTAGCGAATAAAATCGCCAAAATTAAGATAGTTATTAAAATCATTCTAGTTACCATTTTTTGTACCTTTTCTATTTTTTAGTTGCTATAAATTCAAATTTAGCTGTAACATTTACACCAGTTTGCTTATTAGGGGATATAAAACGAATACCAGCACCGTCACGCATTATCCAAACGCTCTTGTTTGATTCTGCCACTGAAACACTAGAATGAATTTCATTAAATTCAGAAGGTAAAGTAGGCTTCTCAATGTATGGCCCCATTTTTAATTGTCCTATATTGCTTGTTATGTCTGCTGTACTTGTAACAAAACACGTAATACGAAATAAGTTTTCTTGTACTTGTTCGATAGTCCATTGATTTTTAGAATAATTAGGATATAGACCCAAACCATTAATCTTAACAAAATTAGCATGAACTTCATCTAATGTGGTTACTAGTTTCGGAATTTCTGATTTAATAACTCCCATTGCGTTAGTTGTTCTGATATCAATCAAAACCTTTAGGACACCTGAATTATTGTTCAAGTCTACCCTATTACTGTTATCTACAGTTTCGGCTGATAAACTTACAGGGCTTGATGTTTGAGTTAAGTCAATATTTGCATGGATATAATTGATAGAATTAGCACTTAAAGCTACCGTTTCGTTAAATAGTTCAAAATATCGACCACCTGCAATAATTGAAGTTTCAGTGTATTGTACATTGAGGGCTGTATTTAATGGGCTTGACCAGTCTTTGCGCCTAATTGTTCCATAGTCCATTCCAGTCAACATCATGTATAGCTTTCCGTCATTGTTTGAACCGACTGGAAACTCTGTACCATTTGGACTGAAAAATGTAAAGTTTTTAATTGTCATTTTTAACCTTTCTTGAAATTATTTTTGCTTTATCTAAAACCGGGTTATCAGTAATTGATAGCTCTAATAATCTAAATTTTCTACCGCCATAAGGATAACCACCAATTGATACAAATTGACCGACTTCGTACAAGAGTGTAGTTTCAATTCTAAGCGAGTTTTTGCTATTATAGTATACTTTACCATTCAATAACTCTAAGTGGTCTTTACGTAGCTCTCTGTACCCTGTGAAGCTATCTATTCTATATTTATCGCCATAAGTAGCAACATACTCATATAACATTTGGTTTGTCTCCACTTTCTACAAAAATAAGTCTATCATTGAACTCTGTTTTAACTCTGTCTGCTATGTAACCTGAGTACAGTTTACCCTCGTACCAAATATCAACCAAGTCATTAACATACAAAGGCAAAAGTTCGTTTTGATTAAATATTAACCTTGTGACGATAGTAGAGGGAGAAATTTCTGCTTTAATAGTAGAGATGTCTGGAGGGTTTCCGTGGTCATCTCTATCATAAAACAATGTTTTAACTATTCTTACATCTGGCAAGTCTGTTCCGTCTCCGTGATAAGTGCTATAATCAATGACATCGCCGTTATTTTTTGCTGTGTACATTTTAGGAGGGTCTATGTAGTCGTCTGCTTCCTTATTTTTGATAAACACAACAGCAAAATTATAAGCTGAACGTTCTACTATTGTTTCCGTGTCCATTGCTACATTTTGTTTAATATCTACCCTTGTCGTTATTCTATTTCTATTCCAGCTCCTAGAAGCGAAGTTAATGAATAATAAGTTTCTAGGGTCTGTTTCAGATGAAGCATGTTGAATAGTTGTAGTGGGTTGAAATTGAACCTTGGAAAATATCCTTTTTGCTACGTCGTGAGCTGATGAAGTTTCTGCTTTTCGGTTAATTGTAGCCTTCCCAGCGAAAATACTTGAATTGAAGAAATAACCATAGCTCATTAACTCATTCTTATTAGGGTCAATCAAATAGTCAATGATAGCGGAGTTTGTCGTTTTAGTTTTAGTTATTGCGTTCGGAACATCTAGGCTTTGAATCATTGCCCAAAAATAGTTCTTTAATGTAGCTTTGTTGCCTTCATCTACATCTGTCACAAGGTAAACCATATCTAAATTCAGCTTTTTCTTTTTACCTAGAGCTTCCTCAATTGGAACAACTTCAGGAAAGAGAATTTGAACAATATCGCCAACTTCTACTGAAACGGTCAATGTAGCTGATGAAGTGTAAAGGTAACCCGTTTCCCACAGTTCGTAGTTAATAACTTGACATCTTGCCTTTGGTATTGGTAGACCTCTTTTGTCTTTTTTACCATTAGGAAGAGTAAAATCAGATATATTATAATAGTTAGGGTTAAAGTTATCATAAACGTTAGCTTCTAACATTAAATGAAGTCCGCCTTTCTCTTGATTTTAAGCTCTGCCTTACTTAAGTTGATTAGCTCCATTTGACCTTTTTCAATTATACGAGTTCTATATCGTTCAAAGTCCATTACAGGGAATAAATTTAATAAAGTCGTTCCGTTCAGACCTTGGTAGATTTCGTCATTTACATCTGTATTGATTAAAATATAGTCTTGCAACTGTTCCGTCTTGAATACAATCGCAGTATATTCATTTCCAGTATCGTCTAAAAATCTAATTCCAGCAGGCGTTTTAGGAAGTTGCGGATATAATATCCCCATAAAACTAAATATTTCATCTTTTATATCCCAACGGCTTAAACGGTCTATATTTGTTTCGCCATAATAAGTATAGGCTTGATTCGCTATATAATTATACCCAAAATATTCACTTATATCAGTAGTTGTGAGTTCGTTAGCTGAGGGCATATATGGAGTTTGCTTGTTTTGTGACTCAATTTCACTTGGTAACCAAGGTGTTGCAATTGAACCTTCTTCTAGTTTAGCTTTACGGTATGAATACGTACCTGTATCTCTGGGATTAGTCCATGCTAAGTTAGCTGCAAATTGTGTTGCACCGCTATCTTTAGGGTCCGGCCAAGTAAATGTTACAACAGCCTTTTCTCCAGGCTTTATCCGCTTTGAGAAAATGTCGCTCGCCCAGCCACCTGCATTGTTCAAACCATGTCCTTCCAGCTTAACATCATGGTCAGCCTCAAGCAGTTCAACAGAAATCGTGTATTCTTGGCCAACTTTAGGTGTCTTGTATACACCTAAAGCGGAATAATTCCACGAGCCACCCGTAACTTTAGTAGGCTTATCCGAAGTTCCAGTGAACAAATTAAAATTCGGATAAATAGTCGTAAAATCATCAGTAATGAGCATAATTTCTTCCCACTTATGGCCAGCAGTCCATAAAGCTGAATCTGTGTCAGAACCAGTTTTTTCATATCTGGCTGAAATAGTATCATTAGCTTTCAAAACCACACTGAAACTATCTCTTAACCAGTCAAAATTGTTACCCATAAACTTCTCAGGCACTTTACGACCAGCACTTGTCTCAACATATCTAAATACATTTGCATTATTTCCTGAACTTTTAACATAAGCTGAAAATGTGTAAACACCACTTTCAGGAGCGGTAAATGTTTTATAAATACCATTCCATTGAGCAGTTTTTTTCTTAACGGTTAGACCTCTATATGTTCCGTCATTGATCCAATCCACTGTTCTTTCCCAATGCCCACTAAAGTCTTTAGTACCGTCTAACAAGTTCAATCTAGGCAAGTTTAAAGAAGGATTTGCTTTCAGTCTATTATAGTTTTGTAAAGCTGTTTCGCTCCCTTTATATCCGCCATAGATTTTAGACTTTCCATCTATAACTTGACCATTTTGAATTTTTTCAAAAGTTAAATTTTCGTAGGTATACCATTTTGTAATTATATCAAAAGTTATTTTTTCGCTAAAAGTTCCGTTCTTACCGTAACCCTCTGTCTTTGTGATATCTGCTAAAGCTAAATCAGCATACACCTGGAAAATCTCTGTTTGATATTCAAGTGTAACGAATTTTTTGCTAAGAATATCATTTACGAAGTCTTTCATTAATTGATAGTTTTCTTCTAAACTTTCGCCAAACGTTTCTAGCTTAAACTCTATTTGCGGCTGTGTAATTGAACGTGTCCCCATTACTCCAATGCCATTACTTTGCCAAATATTATTAGTTGACTGTAACCCTAAATTAGAGGGCTGATAAAATCTAACTTTTCCATTTGTAACGTCCCAAACTTTATCGTCTGTTCCGTCTAAGTTGGTATGTATTTTGTGCTGTCTTACCATTAAGCCCTCCCTAGGTTAAATTCTCGTCTGATTGCTCGTGCTAAGTTAGAAACATCTTGACCAGCACCGCCTTGTACGTTAAATGTGTTATACGTTCTATTGTCGCTTGATACACTGTTAGTGCTTAAACCGTAACCGCTAGAAGATAAGTTGATATCTGTTAAGCCTACTACCATTGAGCCTTTGAATAGTCCGCCTAGTTTTCCAGCGATACCATTAATAGCTCCTGATATAGTGTTAATTGTATTTGTTACACCACCTAGAACGCTGTTTATCGTGCTACTGATCCCGCCGAATAGTCCGCTAAAGAAACTACCAAGCCCACTGAATACTCCTGTTATTGCATTATAAGCATTAGAAGCGAACCCACCAAAGGCGCTGAATACTCCACTAACTGCATTTATAGCACCATTGAAAACTCCACTAAAGAAGCTACCAACTCCACTAAATACACCTGAAATTGCTCCCCAAGCGCTTGAAGCAAAGCCACCAAAAGAACTGAACACTCCACTTACTACACCACGAACAGCGTTGAATACACCACTAAAGAAGCCTGAAATAGCACTCCATACTGACCTAACTACATTCCAAGCTGAAACAGCAAAGCCACCAATGGCACTAAATACTGACGAAACTATTGAACTAACAGCGTTAAATATTCCACCAAAGAAACCTGATAGGCCTTTCCATGCACCAATGACTAATTGGTAAGCACCGCGAATAATAGCCAAGATAAGTTGAAAAGCTACATTAATAATTGATCCTATTAGGTTAAATATAGATTGATAAAAACTAACTAATGGTTGGAAAGTTGTAACGAACCAGTTATAAGCTCCTGTCACTGCACTAGCTATTGTGGCAAAAACAGTAGTGACAATTGTAACTATTCCATTCCATAAGCCACTAAAAAATCCTGTTATTCCATTCCATATAGTTTTTGTTCCCTCTACTATGGAAGTCCATAGCTCACTAAACCAAGTACCTAGACCAGTAAAGAATGACTTAATAGCTTCAATTGACTGCGATAAGAATTCTACAAAACTCTGCCACACTTTTTTCCCTGTTTCGGTTTGAGTGAAGAAATAAACTAAACCAGCAACAACCGCTGCGATCGCTATACCAAGAGCTACGAATGGGTTTATAGCCATAACAGCATTGAAAGCACCCATTCCCCCTGTTCCTGCTTTAATTGCTGTTTGTAACTTTTGGAAAATACCAATAGCAGTAACTATTCCAGAACCGATTTTAAAAGCTACAAAACCTGCTGTTAAGGCTACTAAAGACGATTTTAAAGTATCAATTGCTCCTTTACTCTCACTAACTTTTTTCAAAAAATCAGCTATTTCTTTCGTAACTTCTGACAATTTGCCAGCTAATATAGCTATACTCTTCGCTACGTTTTCTACACTTGTTGCGTTTTTTGTTGTTTCTGCATTTACTCCAAGAAATGACTCGATAACATTCGCTATAATAGAAACTAAAGAGCCAAATATACTTTTTATGCTATCCCAAACCTCTAAAAACGCTAAGGTAGTTCCGCTTTCTTGCATTTTTTGAAATAAGTCTTGAAAATACTTAATCACACTTGATACAGCTTTACCAGCACTTTCGCCCCAGTCAGACATCTGGTCTATTAAGCTACTAATGATAGGTGTTAAAGCATTCAAAGTAGGAATTAAAGCAATTGACATTGTTTCGTTGAAGCTATCCCACGCGTCCCCAATAGTTTTGATTCCACCGCCCGAACCTTTAGCCATTTTGTCCATAGCCTTGTCGAGCATACCCATTGAAACAGCACCAGCCGAAACAGCTTCATTAAATGAACCATATTGCTGTAACGAGGGATTCATTTTCATTATAGTGTCTTTTAAAGAAGCGCCAAGTGCGGTATTGTTATCAGTTAATTGACCAATGTTTTCAGCAGTAACCTTGCCAGCTGCTGACATCTGACCATAAGCCTGAACGACACCTTTAAGGTTTTCGCCAGTACCACCAAATGCTTGGTTAGCTTTTACTAATGCTTCTGTTTTACCAACAGCTGACTTAGCGGTATCGCCTAAACCAATGAACGTTGTTGAAAGTTTTAAAGTATCTTCGGTATTTGCGTTTGTATCTTTAGCAAGATTCTGCATAGACTTACTTACATAATCAAAATCTTGCCCATTGCCTTTAAACTTCATTGTGTTTTGCAATGAAATCATAGCTTTTTGGGTGTCCATTGCGTCAGATACCCAGCCTTTTAAGCCATTGCCGACAGCACTAACAGCACTAGCACCAATTTGCCTGAATACACCTACCGCAATCTCTCTAAGACTGCTAAAGCGTGACTTCATACCGTCAATTCCGCTATTAACGCCCTTGGTATCCATTTTAGCTTCAATGTTCCAAGAGCCTGAACTAATAGCACTCTCTACTTGCCTGATTTCGCTCTCTAGCCTATTAGCTTGTGTTTCTGCTGTACCTAGGTCTCTAGTAAGCTGTAACCATTTCTTTTGACCTGCTGACGTACCTTTGTCAACCGTAGAAAGTTCTTCTTTTAGTTTTGTTGCTTTGTCACGTGATAAGCCCAACTGCGTTTGTAAATTCTTTTGCAATTGTGCCATTTTTCCGGTATTTGTCGGGTCAAGTTTTAGAGCTTCACGTAAGTTTTTAGCTTCTCCTCTAAGCCCTGACATTGCGGTATTAACGCCTTTAAGTGAGTTCTCGAATTTCGTAGTATTACCGTATATCTCGACCTCAAATGTTGCATTACTTGCCATTACATACCCTTTCTTTTACGCCTTTTCTCTTTTTCTTTTTCCTCTTTCTTCTTCTCTGCAATAAGTTCAATTATTTTATAAACTAGTTCCAATTCCATTTCCATGAACTGCGTTATATCAATTTCATTATTGCCTAAAATAGTCAAAAGTTCTAAAGTTTTATTTTCCTTTACAGTATCTTTCTTTTTCTTAATCAATGAACTAGAAGAAAAGAAGACCATATCGTCTTCCGTTTCCTCTTTTTCTTTAATAAAAACAGTCTTACAGAAGATATTGATTAACTCGTTAGTCGCAGGAAGCTCTGTTTTATCGTCTAAGGCGTTTTGCAGTCCTCCGTTACAATCTACCCAAAGTATCAATAACTTGTCTGTAAAGCTCTCCATTTGCTCTGTAAAGTCATCAGGAATATATCCAGCGACAAAAGAATTTTGTAGGTCTGCAAAGTCTTTTAAATCTGTAATAAAGTCCGAACCGGTTAGTTCTAAGTATCTAATTGCATGTTTTAAAATCATTTACATCCCTCTCAGCTCATTAAATTTCTTTCTGCCACAGTTCGACTAGTTCTTTAAGCCCTTTACCGTCAGTATCGAACTCAAAGCTAGAACGGAAGTCTGAAAAGTCACTTTTAGCTTTTACAATGTTATCTTGAAAAAGTGCTAAATATAAACCATATTGAACGAATTCCATTACATCAGTAATTTCTCCGTCTTCTTTTTTAAGTTCTGTATCCATTGCCTTTTGTTGCTGGAAAAGGTCTTTCCCTGTAATCATTTTAAATTTACGTGCTGTACTCAATTGTTTTGCCATTTTGTTTTATATCCCTTTACTTAGTTATTTTTTTAGTCTTATGAATGTTCAGTTACTGAAACTCCTGAGGTAACATCTTGATAACCGTCAGCGGAGAACGTTACGAGATGTACGCCGGGCGCAAGGTGTCCATTTGTTTCTACTTTTCCATTTGCGTCCTTAATCACTGATGTTACTCTTACAGTTCCACCCTTAGAATCTCTCAAAGTGTCAGGCACTACGATTGTTCCGTCATTCCCTCCACGTCTAGCAGTAGTTACATTAGGAATAACAGGAGCTACAAGTGTAATTGCACCAGCTAGAACTGTATCAGGTTGCATGATGAACAGTCCGCTTTCCATTTTCTTAGCAAAGTCTTTTGCTTGTTCTCCCCAAATTTCATATTCAATAGCGGGCACTTTTTTATCTCCATTCAAATAAATATCTGACTCGGTTGCTTGTACTTTCAAAGTCCATTGGATAGGGTCTACGCCGTCTACTGAATCTGTCTCTGATTCTTTTGTAGCTTCTGCTGTTGGTCTCAAATTAGGATAAACGACTACACGATAACCGTCAATAAATTCTCCTGTAACTTTATCACGTTTGCGCCCTTTAATAAGATACTGAACGCATTTCGGTTTCCAATTACCAGTAGGAGACCAACCCAAGCCATTTGCTGTTCTTTGTTGACCTAAAATGTCTTCTTTAAGCGCTTGGTCTGTTTGAATGAATACCATTTCGCCTTGAAGTAAGGTAGCGCCTTTTTTCACTCCATGGTCTGGTACATCATCAGCTGGATAGCTGTTAGTTTCCGATTGGTCTTCCATTTCGCCAACTGATACTAAACCAGTTACAATTTTATGGCTAGTGAACTCTGGTTTTCCGTTACTTCCCTGGGCCATATCAGCTACGATTAGAGCTTCATTACCAAAGAAAATCTCACGTGAATTATAATCTAATTTCATTTTTCTCTTTTCTATAATTTCATTGAATTGGCATAATTAGCGCCTTTTTTCAATGTTGTTTTAACGTCTTCTATACCTTTTTTTTCAACTAAGAAATACATGCCATGATAACCGCTAGTGTAATTAGCTCTAGTCCCTGCGTTTACTACTACTTTATCGCCTTTTTTAACTTGCTTTAAGTTCCTTGACAATTCCCCGGTATTTTGATATCTGGCATAAGTATAGGTATGACCGTGGCTTCTGATTAGTCTAGTCCTTCGGGCTGCAGCATTTGCCTTAGCTTTAAACTCTGCTTCAAACCAATCGCCCAAGCGTTCTGTTACTTTAGTTTGCATTTCTTTAGCTATGCTTGATGTATTAAGCAAATTCATTGCCATGCTTGACCACCTTCACCGCAAGGTAAATAAACAGTTCCAGTATAATTGTACAAATGGCTATTCTCTGACCAGTTCGTCATATTCCAACCGTTTCGTAAAACATTTCCGACAAGTCCGACAAGTTCATCGTCAACATCTTTAACAGATAAAACAACTTGATAATAGTAACCCATGACAAAGCTCGTATTGTCCATTTTAATGACCTTTGAGTCGCTAAGTGATAAATATACCGTCTTGTCTACTATCGTGTCCTTAACGCCTAAAATAACGTCATTTAGAGGCATTGTAAGTAAATTGTTGTACCAATCTATATAAGAATCGAATTCATTCATAGTCCGTTACTCACGACCCCCTCTAAAATCATCTTGTTATTTTTAGGGTTTCTTTCCCATGTTGTCCGCTTGAAAATATTGCCTTTTTCGTCCAAGAAATAGTTGAAAATTAAGTCTTCCATTTCTCCGATTCCGTTAAGCTCGTATCTTATATTTTTACCTAGTCCAATCATAGAAAACTCATCAAGTCTTAACTGACTAATTCTCTGTTTAACTGCTGGCAAAGTGATAGGCTTTATAACATTAGCTTCTGCACCGTTCTTCTTCTTAACAGTCGTTTCAACTTGAAATGTTACTTGTGAAAATATCATTAAATACCTCCATAATACATTAACTCTTGCAAAGAAGCCAAACGTTTCATTTCAGCATTTCGCCATTGTTCTGCTGGTTCATCAACAATATTAAGCCGACAATAACAAGAAATAAAGTCTTTAACTAATACGCTTGTTTCGTCAGCTTTAATACCATTTTTTTCTAGCAATTTAATAGCTATTGAACGGAATAAGATAAGTTTACTATCATAAGCTGTTACTAAAATCGGAATACCACAATAGACTTTAATATAATCTATCATTTACTTCCTCCATTTTATTCTTATGCTACTGTAATTACTGCACCAGCGTTATAAGTTTCAACGTGTCCGCTTGTTAGTGTTTCAACCAAAATCATGTTGCTATTAGTTTTCCATTCAAATGCGTCAACTTTTGTAATGTCTTGCATATCGATATGATATTTTTGGTCTACTAATACAGTAGGTTTAACAGCCTTTGTACCTGTATAGACAATGATTTCATCTACTCCAACTTCTGAAGCAATTTCAGCGTCATCATTTTTAATACGAACGTTAGCATTTGCAGTCGCTTGACGTAACTCATCTAACAAGGCTCTGCGGTCTTCTGCTTTAACAATCAAATAGCGACGTCCAGCAGTAGGACGAACAAAGTCAACCGCTTCTTCAATAGCGTCAGCAAATGGAGTTTTGCCAGCTGATTTGGCTTTTGTAGTAATTTTTTTGATTTTTTTAGCGTCTGCTTCTTTGTCAATTGATTTAAAGCCGTTTGTTCCGTCTCCCTCAACAAGAGCAAGGTCAACGATTTTATTAACGATAGCTTGTGTAAGTTCTGCTACAATCAAGTTGTAAAGTTCAGAGTATGACATTTGAAGTCGTTTAACACGTTCAGCAAGTGATTGCAATTTATAAACCATTACAGGTTCAAGAGTGTCAATAGTGAGTGTAGCCGCCTGCTCTGTTTTTTGTTGTCCGTCTTTGTGAACTTGTGCTTCATTAGCTGAATCAAATGAGCGTGATACAAGCAAAGCGCCAACATTTGTAACACGGAAGACTTGGAATACTGGGTTAGTATTTAACAAAGCTGTGTTAATTGACTCAACCAATTTACGTGGAAGTTGGAAAGTTGTATCTGTGATAGTTACACCATTTTCAGCAAGTTTTGCATTCCAAGCGTTTTTAATTTCTGATTTTCCAGAGTTCTTTTTCAATACATCAAAAAATTCTGTTACAGCGTTTTGTGATTCAATAAAGTTTGTCATTTTAGCTTTTCCTTTTGGTTTTTCTTCCTGTGCGTTGAGTTCGTTCTCAATTTTGATAATTTCAATTGAATTTTCTGAAAGTGTTTTTTCTAATTCTTGTACTTTTGGCAAGTCTTCAATTGCGTTTTTTACTTCAAAGCCACTAATTTGAGATTTTAAAGATACGTTATTTTCTTTAAGTTCTGCCAAGCGATTTTGTTTTTCGATTAAATCAGGTTTATTCATATTTCTTTTTAATATCCTCAATTTCTTTCAAAGCGTTACGGCTTTCAATAATTTTGTTGCGTTCTTCTGTGAGTTCTTCTCCTAAGGCATTTTGAATAAATTTTGCGTTAGGGTCTGCTGGTACTGAAACAAGAGAAATCTCTTTAAACTGTGCTTTATTTACAACTAGAGCATCATTATCATTAAAAGTATAATCTGTGATGTAATAGGCGATTGATAGTGAGTCAAAAGCGCCATTTTCAACAGCCTTATTAATGTTTGGCGCATTGTCGTAAAGCGTGAAGTCAGTCAGGTATTTATTAGAAGCCAAATCATAGTAAACTTTTGCGTCCCCGATGACTTCGCTAGATCCAGCACCATGTTCATATAGCAATGGATATCGTTCTCTAGCAAACTCAATACAGTTAGGAGTCAAGATAATACCGTTAAGGTTCTCTACACCAACTTCTGACCCAATACCTTGGAACGACTTAGAACCGTCCTCGTTTTCAGTCACTTTAATTTCAGCACTATTGGTTATTAGTTTCATCTGTGCTTGTTACGTCCTTTCTACTGCCTTGTAGGTCACTTAGATTTTTAACAGCAACTGCATTAAGGTTAGTTAGGTAAATATCTCCACCCTCGATTGGTTGCTCGCCCATTTTAACAAGAAGTTGATTCACTGTAAAAATAGGAGCGTTAATATTTTCATGATACAAGTCAATTAATTCTTTCAAAGTTGCAAACTTGAATAGCTGGTTATCTACGATTATGCGTTCATAATATAAATTATCCTTATTTATTCGTCTGCGACCTGTTGAAATCAGTTTATAAGTCAGTTCCTTTTCAAGTTGGATTAGTAAAGGAATGATAGTAGAATTATAAAAATAAATTTGTTGTTCTTGCGTAGCAGTACCAAGCAAAATATTTTCATTCATAAAGTAACCTGTCAAAAGTTCAGATTTAATAAGGTCAATTTCATCTTTGTTCAAAACAGAATAATCTTTTTTAAGTTCTACAATTTCTGTCTTGTTATCAACTGGTGTCAAACCATTATAACTCGAACCCTCTTGCATGTTCTTTATTGTTGCTAGAGCTTTTTCTCGATACTCCTGTGTATTATCAATATCAAGAAAAGCATTAATTTTTAACAAGCCACGCAATTTACCTTGTTCCAGCTTAGCTTGAATACTAGCTAGAGCATTATCTAAAATACTTGTGTCTTCATTGATATAAAAAGGACTGAAAAGCCTTACTAATTCTTCAGGTTTATATTCTTTTCCATCATTAGTAAGCAGTAAGTCTGCTAGATCGCCCGTTTCACGGTCAAATATAGGGTACAGGTCAACATAGCGCGTGCATAGCAACTTTTTAATTACTTTCTGCCAAAATTCCATGCTATTGTGTTCGCCCTTAGGGCTCCAATTGAGGACCTCATCTAAATCAGAACCTGCCCTACTAATCAAAGGATCAGAACCAGCCTCATCTTTTTTATATTTAACATGATTAAATTCTACTTTTGTTATTTCATTAGCAATTTTATTGTGAATATTAGTCACAAAGGCACTTGTATATTCTACCGCTTCGTTTTGCCACGCTGTAACTCTTTGAGTATCATTATTTAGTTTTCCACGTGAAAATGATACTACTTTTCCGAATAAGTTCAATTTTTCCCCTTTCTACCATAAACTTACGCCTTTCCCTCGTTTATACTCGCCTGTTTTCTTGTTATGGCAAGACTTACAAAGGAGTTGTAGGTTATCAGGGTTCAGCGCTATTTTCCAATCATCAAGGTTTTCCCAAGTTAGTTCTACAATATGGTCAACTTCGTATTTTTTAGCACCGAATGCACCACATCTTACGCAAGTCATTTTGTCACGTTGTCTTACATAATCACGGACTGCTAACCATTCTTTTTTATTGTACCAGCCACTCTCTCTTACTGTGTCAACATTATACTTCATCTGACACCGCCATTTCTAAAGCCATTGTCAAGGCGACAGTAGGGTCGATTTTATCTTTTTCAAGTTTTTTAGTATACATATAGTCCCCACTTTGTCCGATTTTAACAGCAGTATTATTTAAAGCCCATTGCATAACTTTTTGATTATGGATAAGTTTATTTTCAACTAATTTAGATTTTAATAGCTTGATGTAGTCGTTCATTGAGAAACCTTGTCGAATTGCTCTTTGGTTATCTCCGTCTTTGTCAAAGAAGTAACGCTCGATCAAACCTTTTAAAATTTCGTATCGTGCTGGGTCATAACCGATTTTTCTAAGTCTGCACCCTGTCTTGGTTCTAAAGTCGTTGATATATGGTATTAAGTCATTTACATTAATGTATTCCGTCTCAAGTAAGATTAATTCGCCTCTGTCAACGAATTCAGTCCATAGCTCTTGTTGTTCTGTGTCTAGTTGCTCATATTGCGACCGTACAGAGAATGTAAGTGTGTGGCTGTAAGTTTTACCCTCTAACTCACAAACGAACGACACAGCGGTTAAATCGCCAATTAAGGATAGGTCAATTCCGACATAAGTTCTATTTTTATTAAATACAGATAAATTGAATTCTGTTAGTTTAGTATCTTGTGGAGTGAAGTAGTAAGCTGTATCCTGCATAGGCAAGCCCATGTTAAACGCTAAGAACTTATTCTGTAACGCTGGGTCTCCTTGCGCAAGTTCGTATTCTTCAATAACTCCTGACCACTTAGGGACGTTACCAATAAGCGGTAAAGCCATAGTCCAATTCTTCTTATCTTTGACCTGCTCATGATTTTCTAGCATGTAAAGTAAGCCGAACGACCTATCATTGTAAAATTCTTCTTCTGATTTGAAACGTTCAACAAGTTTATCATATAAACCGTCTCGTTTAAGTCCGCCAGAAGTGATGTAAATACTTTGCCAGTTATCTTGTTTTTGACGTGAACCTTTATTGACTGATTCTGTTATATCTTCGCCATAGGTATGAACTTCATCAAATATATTAAGAGAACTGTTACCACCTTGCGCCCTCAAAGTATCATTTGTTTGCTTTTTGAAAGTAGTTTTAAAAGAAGTAAACACTAGCCCTTGTTTCGTACTCTTGAAAATCTTGTTTTCATTGTACACCCTTAATGTATCGCTGGCTTCCGTTTGATTCCTAACTTGGTCAAATACGTGTCTAGCCTGTGTGTTATCGTACGCAATAACTAAGCTCTCTCCACCATATTGTCCGCCTAAAATCATCCAGTTAAGCACTCTTGTAGCCATTAAACTTGACTTACCTGATCCACGACCTAAATTAAGGAAAATCTCATTGACTAGATTGACCTGAACGCCTTTTTCATCAACCATATCATAACCAAGCATTAACTCGTACCACCAGCGCTGCGTTGGTAGTAGCTCAATCTTCATCAGGTTACCAGTAGTCAAATAGAAGTTATCTTGTATCCATTCAATAGCTTGTGTAACACGGTCATAGCGATAAATATACTTATTATGAATACGTATTTGCTTCTGAATAGTCTTGCGAATGTATTTATTAATAATAATGCCATTTTCTTTGTTGTATTCCAACATTTTATTTAAATAATACATTTATTCAAACCCTTTCGGTACTTCAATTTTTGGAGTTTCGTACTTACTTAGTTTATAGTCATCAAGTTCTTCGATCTTAGCTTTAAGGTCATGAGCGCTTGATTCTTCTTGTTGTAATCTCCGCCATTCAGTAGGGTTATAAAGTTCAGGGTTTCCAGCCTTAGCAACCATCATCGCTACTAAGCTATCTTTATCCATCTCTTTTTCTTTAACCTTTACTTTTTCAACGTTTCCGTCAGCGTCATAGATTGTTTCTGTTTCTTTTAGCGTTCTGACTGTCAGTTTGCTCGCTAAGGCACTTTCAGCTAGTTCTAATAGATTTCCCCTAGCAATGCTTTTAGCTTCGTCATACGCCTTTATATTGTCATCTCGCCACTTTCTAAAAGTTTTAGCAGAACAATGCAAACTGGTGTAGATTTCTCTGTCATTACAGCCTGATTCAATTTTATCAATGATTTGACTAAAAAGCGGTTCTTCATACATCTTAGGTAAAATTGTGGGCCTGCCACCGTTTTGTTTTTGCATATTGTCCTTTCTTTTAATGTGCTTATATCGTTTAAAGCCTATATTTTCGTTTCTAAGAGCAGCAATAACCTTTGCTTATAAGTTTACCCGCTTGGGTGACTCTGCTCTCACAAGCCAAAATATTAGTATATATCCCTATAATTAAAATTTAGCAAAGTTTTAGCGAGATCTGGCGAGATTTTGCGAGATTTTGCGGCAAAAAGCGCCTTTTTGCGGCCCGCGGCGGGGCGCGGCCGGC